AAACATAACATTAACTGGTGGTGAGCCACTTATTCACAAAAATGTGGAAAAATTAATTGATAGATTAATAAATGAAAATTATATTGTTAATATTGAAACTAATGGAGCTATAGATATTGACAAATATATATCGAAAAATCTTATTTTAACTATGGATTTTAAAACAAAAAGTAGTAATATGATGAAATATATGAATTTACAGAATATCACAAAATTACGTAGTAATGACGTGCTAAAATTCGTATGTTCTAGAGATGATTTTGATGATATAAAAAAGATATTAAAAGAATATGATATAAGATCATATATTTACTTATCACCTATATTTGAGGAAATAGAACCAAGTGAACTTGTAGATTTTCTAAAAGAATTACATAAAGAGAGTGTAAATATATCTAAAATAAGAGTGCAGGTACAATTACATAAAATAATATGGGACCCAATGGAAAGAGGTGTTTAAATGTTTAATGAAGAAAAATGTAAAAAAGCAGTAAAATTATTATTAGAGAGTTTTGGAGAAAATACCGAAAGAGAAGGACTAAAAGAAACTCCAAGAAGAGTTGCTGGTTATTGGAAAGAATTACTAGAAGGAAATAATTATACAAATAAAGAAATAGCAGATATGTATAATAAAAAATTTATAGTTTCTACAGATAGTTTAGTTGTAAAAGAAATAAAAAATGTTTTTAGTCATTGTGAGCATCATTTAGCATTAATGTATAACATGAAAGTAATAGTAGCTTATATACCTAAAAAAGTAAAAGGTGGTTATCAAGTAATAGGTCTATCAAAAATACCTAGAATTGTAGAGATGTGTTCTAAAAGATTACAATTACAAGAAAAACTAGCAAGTGATATTGCGGAGTGTATTAGTATAGCTACAGGAAGTAAAAATGTTTATGTCAATATTGTTGGAGACCATGCATGTGTATCAGCTAGAGGAGCAAAGAGTAATGGTTTTACAGATGTAACTTTTTTAACAGGAAAATTTAAAACTAATTCTGATTTAAGAAATGAAGTTGAAAGAAAGGTAAGATAATATGAATTGGGAAATATTAGGAACAATAGCGAGTGTAATTGTACTTATTAGTTTTTTAATGAAAGGTGAAACTAAAATAAGATTAGTGAATATAGTTGGAGCAATATGTTTTGTGGTATATGGAATAATGATAGGAGCTTTTGCAGTGTGGTTTTTAAATGGAGCTTTATGTATTATTCATATAGTAAAATTATTAAAGAGGTGATGTGAATGGCAGGAAGACCTAAAAAAGAAATAGATTATAATGCAGTAGAAAAGTTAGCAAATATACAATGTACTCAAGAAGAGATAGCTAACTTTCTTGGTATTTCAGTAAGAACATTACAAAGAGATGATGAATTTTGTCGTATCTATAAAAAAGGTCAAGATAATGGAAAAATGTCATTAAGAAGAATGCAATATAAATTAGCAGAAAAAAATACTGCAATGGCAATATGGTTAGGTAAACAATATCTAGGACAAAGAGATAATTTCCCTGATGAAATTAATTTTAGTAAGATCAATGAAGGAATAAGTAATATATCAAAATTAATAAATAATCCAGTAGATAATAGAAATGAGGATAATATAGATGAAGTTCAAGATGAATAATAGAGATTGGGAAATAATAGAATTAGATCAAGAAAGAATGAGAAAAACATTTACAAAATTTGATGGAGAACCAAAAGATGGCAGATATTTTGGATTAACATATATGGATGATGGAAAAATATATATAGATAAAGATTTATGTATAGGTCAAAAAAAGCATACATTAATGCACGAATTAATGCATTGCTATATTGGATGTTATATTGATACAAGCGATAATATGTATAATGAAGAACAATTATGTAATATAAGTTCAAACAGTCATTATATAATACATAAAATAGCAGAAGATTATTTTAAGGAGAAATAATATGAATAGTTATGCTCCATTTAATCAAAAACAAGTAAACTATTTACATAACACTCAAAATTGTTGGTTTAATGTATGCGAAGGTGGGAAAAGAGGTTCAAAGAATGTGCTTAATGCCTTATGCTTTTGTATATTACTTGAAAATCATCCTGATAGACTTCATTTATTAGCAGGAGTATCAATAGCAAGTGTTAAGTTAAATATAATAGATTGCAATGGCTATGGAATAATGAATTACTTTAGTGGTAGATGTAGAGAGGGTAAATACAAAAATAAAGATTGCTTATATGTTAAATGCTCCGATGGAAACGAAAAGATACTACTAATAAGTGGTGGTTCTAAAGATGGAGATGAAAAGTATATCAAAGGTAACACTTATGGAATGGCTTATGTAACAGAAGCAAATGAATGTCATCCAAAATTCTTAAAAGAAGTATTTGACAGAACTATATCAAGTAATAATCGTAAAATATTCCACGATTTAAACCCTAAACCACCAGCACATTGGTATTATACTGAAATATTAGATTTCCACGAGAAACAACAAAGAATAGATAAAAACTATGGATATAATTATGAACATTTTAATATATTTGATAATATGAGTATTAATAACGAACAATTAAAGACAATATTAAAAACTTATGATAGAAGTTCTATATGGTATAAAAGAGATATCTTAGGGCAAAGAATTGCTAGTGCAGGAATATTATTTGATTTAATAGCTAATAACAAAGAAAGATATTTAACTAAAGATAAAATAGGTGGAATGATAGTATGTGGTGTAGACTTTGGTAAAAATGGAAGTAAACATGCATTTTGTAGTCAGATAATAAGTAGATCATATAGAAATGTACTTACAATAAGAAGTGATGAAGTAGATTGTACTAATCAAGATGGAGTACAAGACACAGATGGAATAGGTGTCAAACTAAAGCAACTAAGAGATGGTTTTATAAAACATATTAAATATGTTATAATGAATTATGGTAAGGTAGATTATGTATTTGCAGATAGTGCCGAACCAAGTTTAATAGACTTTTTACAAAAAAGTTTAGAAAATGAAAACATACACATACCAGTAAGACCAAGCATTAAAATAGCAATAGAAGACAGAATACATTTAATAGGAGTTCTTTTAATGCAAGATAGATTAAAGTTTATAGATAAAGAAACAACAGAGATAGTAAAAGCATTACAAGAAGCAACACAAGATGATAATTCAGAAGTAGATAGATGGTTAGACGATGGAACAAGTGATATAGATATACTTGATGCATTTGTCTATGGTATAGAGAATTGGTCTAGAGAATTAATGTTATTGTAATAAAAAGGAGGCAGATGACAATGAACCAATTTGTAGTAAGTTATCTTAATGAAAATTATGGATATGAGATAACAAATGGCAGTGAAATGTATGAAAAGATAGACTTATGGAATTCTTATTATAAAAACAACAAAGAAAGAAGAAAATATAAGGATAGTTTTGGAGTAACAAGATACCAATATACTTTAGGTATGGCAAAAAGAGTATCAGAAGATTGGGCTTCAATAGGATTTACTGAAAAAGATGAAATATCAGTAAATAAAAAGAATAATAAAAAGTTTGTAGAAGATTTTATAAAAAAAGTGAACTTAAAAGATATAATAAGATCATCAATAGAAAAATCAGCTTGGAGTGGAACTTGTGGAGCAATAATCAGACTTAAAAATGTAACAGTAGAAAATAAAAAAATAGTATATACTGACAAAACTGATTATGAAATAATAAAAGTAAGTGCAAAAAATATAATACCATTAAGAATAGAACACGGTAAAATAATAGATGTGGCATTTGTGAGTGGTATAAAAAAGAATAATAAAAAAGTAATATATATAGAGCTTCACAGACTAACTGATAATGGATATGTAATAAACAATATCTATTTAGATGCAAAGAGTGGTAAAGAAGTAAAATATAAAAATGTTATATCTGAAATGGAAACAGGAACAGATGTAGCATTATTCTCAATATTACCAACACCAATAGAAAACAATATAGATGATAATTTAGGATTAGGAATGTCCATGTATGGTATGGCAGAAGATCAATTAGATGCTTGCGATATAGCATATAACAACTTTGTAATGGATTATGTATTGGGTGGAAAGAAAATCATCTATAACAAAAAACTAATCAAATATGGAACAAGAAAAGTTAAAAATGCAGATGGAACATATACAACAGAAGAATATCCTATATATCCTGATGACATAAGTAAACAACAATTTATGGAAGTTGGAGATGAATTAAGCAAAGATGAACTTATTCACGAATATAATCCTGATTTAAGACCAGATCAAAACAAAGAAGGAATACAATTTGCATTAGACTTATTAAGTTTTAAATGTGGGTTAGGAACTAAATATTATGAATTTAGTGGTGGAAGTGTAGTAACTGCTACTCAATATTCAGGAGATAGACAAGACTTAATGAAAAATGCTAAAAAATATCGTGATAATGTTAATGAGTTTATAAGTGGAATATTAAAAGCAAGTTTATTACTTGGTAGATTAGTATTAAAACAAAATGTAACAGAAGACTGTATTATAACAGTAACTAATCGTGATGGATTATTAGTAAGTGATGAAGAAATTAAAGAACAATATAGACAAGAGTATAATATGGGATTAATTTCAAAAGTAACTTATTTAATGAAAATAAATAACTGGACAGAAGAAGAAGCAAAAGAAGAATTAACAAGAATAGATGAAGAAAATAAAATTAAGGCAGTTGAAGAATAATGGCTTTAAATTTAGAAAATAAAGATACAAGAATATTAACTGATAAATATACTGAATTAGATATTAAAACTATTCAAGATATAATAGATAGAATATCTGAAATAGGAGATTTATCTTTATTAAGTCAAATAGAGTTAAATCAAATAAAAGAAAAAGATAGAAAAGAAGTATTTGAAAAAACACTGGAAGAGGTAGGTTTCTTAATAGCACACATGAATAATGCAACAAAAAAGATATTTAATGATTATGCTCATTATTTAGTAAGAAGTAACAAAGAATTATTTAATTACAGAGGATTAAAGAGTAAATTAAATCCAATACAATTAGATATGTTAAACAACGGATTAAAAGAAACACAGAACTTATTAAGAAACTTTACTAACACTGTGGCATTTGCTAGTGAAGAAACTTATGTAGAAGCAATTGATAAAGCATATTTAGATGTTCTGAGTGGCAATAAGACTTATGATAAAGCAATATACGATACATACAAAGAACTTGCTAAAAAGGGCATAGAATTAACTGATAGCATTGGTAGAAATGTACAACTTGAAACTGCAATAGAAAGAAACTTACGAATGGGATTGCAAAATACTGCCGATAGAATAAGTGATAGTTTATTTAATGAATTAGAATGCAATGGTTATGAAGTATCAGCACATAATGGAGCAAGACCTACCCATGCAGTAGCTCAAGGTAGGCAATACGCATTAACAAAAGAAGATGCAAGTAAATATGGTGTAGGATATTGGTATGATACAGTAGATGGAGAACCAATAGCGGAGTTATGGAGTGATTATAATTGTAAACATGATTATTTTCCTATTATTTTAGGAGTATCAGAACCTAATTATACAAAAAAAGAATTAAGTAGTATGAGAAATGATGAGTTATATAAAAACATACAAAAACAACATTATTATGAAAGTAAAATAAGAAATACTAAAAGAGCAATAGAAAGATGTAGCAATAGTAAAGATAAAGAAGTATTAAAAGTAAAAGAAAATTTAGAAAAGAGTTTAATTAATTACAAAAATAAATATAGAGATTTTAATAAAACAACTGGATTAAGTCCTGATTATACAAGAACAAGAATCTAGGAGGAATTATGAAGATAGCAATAGACAAAAGTATAGATATAAGTAAATTAAGAAAAGACAATGATTATGTATATGTATTTGATGATAATGAAAAAGTAAGCGATTTAGTAGCATTGGGAATGCATTGTATAAATAAAGATTTGATAAAGTCAGTAGATATAAATATGACACAATATAATATCAATTGTATAAAGAAAGCAAAAATAACTGATAAAGATTATGATAAACTACTAGAAAAGAAAAATTATAAATATGCTATTATAGTACCAAATTGTAATAATGATCGTGGAGAATACAAAGGTAAAACTTATTTAAGAAATTGTATAGAAAGTATATTAAATCAAACATATAAGAATTTTGAATTAATAATAGTAGATGATATGAGTTCTGATACATCAGTAAAAACGATAAAAGAATACCAAAAGAAAGATAAAAGAATACACTTAATAGAAAACAAAAGAAAAAGATATAATGGTGGTTCTAGAAATGTAGGAATAGAATATGCATTAAATAACCTAGAATTTGATTATTTCTGCTTTCTAGATAGTGATGACTGGTGGAAACACGAAAAGGTGCTAGAAACAATAAATAATGAGCTATACGACCACGAATTAATGCTTATAGGATTAGAATTAATAGACAAAAGTGGTGTATTTATGACAAAATTACACCAATGTGATAATTATGAAGACTTCTTTTTAAGTGATAATAAAGTATGGTGTACTGCATGGGCAAGAGTAATAAGAAAAGATAAAATAGTTTACTTTTGTGAAGATACATTAATGGAAGATAGAGTTTGGAGTTATAGACAAGCTGATAATGTAGATTATGATAATATAAAAATATTAGATGAAGTATGTTATGTTTGGAATAGAATGAATTCTAATAACTCAGTTAGTTTAGTAAGAGGTAATTATTGGGATGCTAGTGCTTGGTGTCATATAGGACATCAATTACAATTATTAGGACAATTAAAACATAAAGAAATGAAACCAATATTAGAAAAAAGAATAAAAGAATGTATAAAAATGTGTAATAACGGTTCATTTACACAACATTAGAAAGGAGGGATAAAATGGTAAAATGTGAAGTTATTAATCAAAATGTAACAATAAAAGAGTTTAATAAATTAAAAAACATTAAGAGAATAAAATCTAATGATGAAATAGAACAAATTAATTATTTTGAAATTGGAGATACATTTGAAACAGATGAAGAAATGGCAAAGTATTTGGCAGGAGAAACACCTAATCAACCGATAGTATGTGTTAAGGTACTTGAAGTAATACCAGAAAAAAAGATAATTAAGGAAGAAAAACCAAAGGAAATAAAAAAGGTAGTAAAGCCTATAACAAAAAAATCAAAAAAAGTCAAGTAAAAATTGACAAAAAATATTAAAGTATGTTAAAATAAAAGAGAATACAAAGGTATTCTACTTCTCGTGAGTGGAGCAAAGACACTTTAAAAACTGTATAGGAGGAAAATTATGAAAAAATTAGTGGATATTATAGGTAAAGAAGTTTACGAAGGATTATCAGATGACATCAAAAAAGAATATGCTGAAAAGGAATTAATAATTAATGATGGTACCTATATTCCTAAAGCGAAGTTTGATAGTTTAAACGAAACAAAGAAAGACTTAGAAAATCAACTAAAAGAAACTAATGACAAAGTGCAAGAGTTGTCAAAAGTGGATACCGAAGAATTAAAACAACAAATAGAAGACTTGCAAAAAAAATATGAAGAAGATACAAAAGCATTAAATAGTAAATACGAAGCAAGAGAGTATGATATTAAATTAAATGATTATACTAAAGACTTAAAATTTTCAAGTAATAGTGCTAGAAAGTCATTTATGAATGATTTAAAAGAAAAAGAACTAAAATTTGAAGAAGATAAGTTAGTAGGATTTGATGATTTTGTAAATTCTTATAAAGAAACAGATCCTAATGCGTTTATAGAAGAAGATGATGGAGAACCAGCAGTAAAAGTGAACACAGGTGATTCACATAATGATAAAGGTGGTTCTGACGATGCTTTTATAAATAAAGTAATGGGATTAAACTAATAAGAAAGAAAGAAGGAAATAAAAATGAATCAAATAAGTTTATTTAAAAAATATATTGATAAATTAGATGAAGTTTACAAACAAGCTTCATTAACTGCAGATTTAGACGCAGATTCAACATTAGTACAAGCAGGAGCTAATGCTAATGAAATTATTATTCCTAAACTATCAATGGACGGATTAGGAAAATATGACAGAAATAGTGGTTATGCACAAGGAGATGTAACATTAACTAACGAAACTGTTAAATTCAATTATGA